CACGCTGTTCGGCCCCAGCATCAGCGGCAGGGGCTCGCCATTGGGCCCAGCCATCCGGCGCCCTTTCACCACGGCCACCGGCAGAGCACATCGGTGCAGTAGTTCCTTCAGGTCAGAGTATTCGCGGAACCAGTCAAGGGTGAGGTTTGCCAGGCTCAGCAGCGGCAGGCCGCCCTCTCCAAAGCCGTCGCGGCTGACGCCGTACCAGGCCACCGGCGGGCTCTCCAGCGCCTCGCCCCTGGGCCCGGTGAAGGTGCCCTCCTGCGGGCGCCCGTCATCGTCGGTGGCCACCTTGATGATGAAGCTGGCCGAAGCCCCCTTGCCGCCGTTGCCGGTTATCTCCAGGAGGCGCCACCTGCCCCCCTGCATCACGCGGTATCTGGGCTCCAGCTTGACGCCGTAATCCCCGTCTTTTACCTCGTGCCACTCCAGGATCGTGACGGCGATCGGCACCCGCCGTCCGCCCCGCTTGACGGTCCGCCAATTCAGGACGTTCCGGCGCTCGGCGGCTGAGAACGTGGGCCGGCGGCCTTGGGCCCGCTCCTGCGCCCTGCTCTCGGGTGTCCCCTGCGGCGCGTCGGCCATCAGCAGGCAGCCGCCATCCCGGAGCACCAGGGCATCGGTGCCGAGGCCCCAAGCCTTCAGGCTGTTGCCCTCGCCGTCAATGTCCTGGGCCGCGTCGAGGAGACCCTGCTGCACCCCTCGCAGTTGGTAACGGCTCAGCACCCCCGCGAAGGCGCTCACGCCATCCTTGAAAAAGCTCGGATAGCTGCTGCGCCCCACCCGCGCCTCATAGGCCTGCCGGGGCTCGCCGGCCTCTTTTGGCAGGTGCCGCTTCTTCGCGTCGCCTCGCAGCAGATCCCAGCAGTCGGCGACCAGATCGAGGTCGGCCATCACTTCCCGCAGCTTCGGGTGCTGGAACGACGGCAGATCGCCCTTATCGCTCGGGTGGCTGATCTGCTGCTGCACCGGTGCCTAGTCCTTCTGGCCCAGTTTTCCCGCTTGCGTGGGGGTCGTGACAGGGGCGGGTTAGGCGGTGAGGCTGAACAGGTCGGGCTGATGCCCAGCCGCTGCGGCCCTGCTGATCCGCTGCTCGGCGATGGCGTGATACTGGGCCTCGCGGAGGTGCAGGGTGGTGCTCATGCCCCACCCCCATCCCGACAGGCACCAAACAAATCCAACTGCTCCGCCACCCGCAGGATCTCAACCGGATCCGTGATGCGTCGCCCCGCCTTGCCCTCGGGGCCCCCTGCAGCCCCGTCAGGCACGACCAAGGCCAGGGCCTGCTGCTCTGGCGCCGGCTTCAGTCGCTCGCCCCAAATGATGCCCTCGGCGTGCCGCAGGAACTGCCCATGGGGCATCCGCGCCACCTGGCGCCGGGGCTGGGCATCCCAGGCCGCTTCCAGCATCTGCCGATCCGCCCACCGCAGAGCGGCATGGGCCTCGTCTGCGATCCGCAGGACCTCGTTCAGCTCGTCGTAGCTCTCGATCTCATCCCACGGGTCGGGCTCACGGTTGGCATGGAGGGCCTCAGGGTCGAGGAGCCGCGTGGCCCCCTGTGCTTCAAGGATCGCCGTCACCTCCTCAGGCGCGAGCCCGGTGGCCTCCACCACGGCCGAGAGGGTGGCCCCGTCGGCGGCGAGGCGCCGCACCGTGGGCGCCACGTCCCTCCACTTATCGGGGAACTTCACCCCGGAGCTGTGGCCCCGGTCCCGCAGCCACTGGGCCATGGCCCCACGGACGTAGGGCACCACGCACGTGGACAGGGCATAGGGGCGTTTGGTGGCCGGGTTAAGGCGCTCGGGGTCATACTTGCGGCAGCCGTTGAGCAGGCCTCTGGCGGCCACCAGGAACAGGTCGTCAAACGGCATCCGGGTGGACCGGGCCATCCGGTTGGCCATGCTGGCGGCCAAAAGGAGGTTGTCGGCCGCCAGCTGCTCCGACCATGCCGTAGGCGGCGGGAACCCCTTGAGCCGGTCCAGATCAGGACACGGGTCGGGCCGGACCTTCTGGCTGCGGGCGGCCCTGAGGCGCCGGGTGGTGGTGGCCATGCTCAACGCACCGGATTTGGGCCTGTTTGTTGTCCCATTATTGCATCAGTGAATGCTTAGGCGCCATAGCCATAGCTCACCGTAGAGAAACTGATGGGACCAGAGCTGGAGAGATAGATCAAGAGCTGACTTGTGCTGTCCACAATGTCATCGAACGTTGCTGCGGGGAATTGCAATAACTGATCTTTGACCACATTGCTCCAGGGGGCGGAGCGAGGCAGGAACACCCGGCCGTTGTTGAACTCCACGCTGGCAGCATTGGCGCGGGATTCCTTGCCGCCCATGTCACCGACCCCGGCGGCAACCACCTGATAGCCGTGGGCGCCCTGCGTGAGGGTCTTGATCACTGCGGCGCCGTTGGCCTTCTTCTCGATCACCAGCTCCCCGAAGCGGTGCCGGGTGTACATCGAGCGGATCATGCTCACCGTAGCGGGAAAGTCCAAGCGCTCATTCACCAGATCCAGCAACCAGGCGCCTTGAGGGGTCTGCCCCCAAAGGGTCATCGCCACCATGTCGCTACCGGCGGTGTCGTCAAAGGTGCAGTCAACCGACAGGATCCGGCGGATGAAGTGCGTCGGCAGCTCGGGGTCGTCGGGCTTGCCGGGCCAGGCCGGGCAGCCGTAGAACCGCATTCGATCCAGGAAGAAAACGGTCCCCTTCCCGGCGCTCGGCCGCTGCTGAAAAATCGATTCCCAGTCCCGCTCTGGCGTGTTGGCCCTCTTCCGCTTGATCCATCGCTCATCAAAACGATCGGGGTCCAGGGCCTCGCCGGGCTGGCGGCTGTCGGCCTCGCGGGTGACGGTGGCCGGTAGGGGCTTGATGTCGTTGGCGGGCACCGCAGAGATCGGCAGGGAGACGACGTGCCAGCGCTCGCAGTCGTCCTCCATGTCCTCCTTCTCCAGTTCCAGGTTCTTGCTCAACAGGTAGCCGATCAGATCGGCCTCATGCCAGCGGGTGTGAACCACCACCACGCCGTTGCCGGGCTCCTCACGGGCGCTCAGCACTGAATCCCACCAGTTGTGAACCTGCCGGCGGAAGGCCGCCGATTCGGCCTCTTCCCTGCCCTTGATCGGGTCATCGATGAACAGCCAGTGCCCTGGCTTGCCGGTGCCCTTGCCGATGCCTGCAGTCCAGATCGTTCCGATCCCATCGGCGGTGCCCCATTCCTCCTTCCCTGAGCGGGTGGGGCTCAACGGGCCACCACTGGCGGCGAAGTAATCGCGGGCATTCTCGGAAAACCCCACCGCAAGATCCTGGGTCTGGCAGCAGATGCCCCCGGAGCGATCGGGGAACCGCCGCAGGCAGTAGCCGGGCAGGAACCGACTGAAGATTGTGGACTTCCAGTGCCTCGGGGGGAGCTCCACCATCAGCCGCGGCAGGTCGCCATCGGCGAAGCGCTGGCCAAGGGCGATCAGCCGTTCTGTGTGAGGCGTAAACGGGAAGCGCGGGAAGGCATCAGCGATGTACTGCCTGAAGGAATTGGTGTAAGGCTCCACTGCCGCCGGGATCGCCGCTTCTGCGGCCCTGGCCTCCTGCACCTCCCGCATCGCGGGGAAGCCGCCCCAGTCGTGGTAGGCGGCGTGGTGGAGGAGGTTTAGGGGCATCAGGGGCGGGGTTCAGTGACTACAAAGCCCGTCATCGCCGTAGCCGCAGATTTCCTCCGGGGTGCGGTCGTCAAGCACTGGGAGGGGCGGACGACAGGGGTCAATGAATTCTTCTGTCGTGACGGATTCACCTGCAACCAGTGATCTCCATGCCACTTCTGGCAAGGGTTCGTTAATCGTAAAAGCTAGATCGGCTTCGGTTGCCGGCTTGAGTGGCACTGGAAGCATAAGAATGCACCGGCACATCGGGTGCCTAGGTAGCGGTGGCATGTTCGCCCTGATCGTCAGCGGAGCGGGCCAGAAGCCGTGGCGGCGAAACTCAGCCGGGAGATCCCAGATCTGCGGGTGGCTCCTGACCAGACGCAAGACCGCGCCAACGATGCGGCTTGTGCCATGGCGGATCACCTCCCCCGTTGCCGGGTTGAAGGCCACCACGCCGCTGATCCTGCGCCCGGTGCGGTCGTAGACGGTGGCGCCGTTGGGGTACTGCTGGCGGAAGGCGGGGGTGTTGGCGTCAAGCATGGGGGCTAGGAGTGGTGGTGGGTGGCAAGTAGAGGGGCTGCCAGTGGGTAGGGAACCATACCAAAGATTCTTCGTCTCCAAATTCATTTGAAAAACAGCCTGCATCGGGACCGCTTGATACAACTGATTTCACCTTCCTTCCATCTAACACAAGTATCTCGACAGCATCTACTGGCGCCGTTTCAATCGGCTGCCAGGGGCTGCGCTGGTTCCAGCCGGCGGCGGCTTCTTCTTTCTCCCACAACATCTCTGCGAAGCTGGCAAGCGGCCCCTGTGCGTCACAGTTGCTGCAAACGACATAGGCAATGCTGCTTTGAAGGTCTGTGCGAATGCTTAGTTCAGTGCCCCCGCAGAACGGGCAGGGCAGGAGGTTGGGGGTGTTGATGTCAGGCATTGGTGGCACCTCACTCCCATTGAAGTTTCACCCCACATTTAGGGCAAAAATTAGAGGCACGGGTGATCATGTCGTCTTTGCATTGGGGGCAGCGATACCATTCGGTATACAGCTCGTCTACCCACATGTTTTGAGCTTCACTGATGACCACAGGGCTTGGCTCTACCGGGCTCACCGCCGAGGCAGCAGGGCCATCGTGGCAGCCACTGAACCCAGGATGCGCCAGGATCGCCTCAGCCAGCGCTGCAGCGCTGAAAACAATGTCTTTGCTGTCGTAGTCGAGGCCCACCTTATTGATGATCTCGGCCAGCCTCAGGACGCGCTCCGCCTCGGGCTTAGGAAGCTCAGGTGAGGCCGTGGCAGCCGCGGCAATGGCGCGGGTTTGAGCCCATGCCAACTGTTCGGAGGAATCCAGCGATTCCCATTGGTTGAACTCATCAGCCTGCGCGTTCCACTGCTGGCGCAGTTCGTGCTCTGAAAACGGGCCCGGTTCAACCTGTCCTGGATTGGAAGACAGGGCAATGATGCGAGGGTCGGTCATCGGTGGTGGGGGCAAGTGGGTTGGTCGTGTGGCGTCACTGATGGCATTCAATAGCAACATATTCAGCGGCTTCTGAGTCCCATTCTGTTACCGGAAGTCCGTGGTAGCCACCGTGCAATCTTCCACCTGGGGCGTATACGTGCCTCTCTTTGCAATAAAGCTGAAAGGCGCGGCCACCTAGGACGACCTCAGCAGGCTCAAGGCCCCTTTGCTCGACCTCGGCCAAAAGCTCGTCTAGCCGTTCGCTGACCAGCTTCCCGGATGACAGCCGCTCGCCTTCCTCGGCGGCCTTCAGCAGCTTGCGGGCGTGATCCATGGCCATGGCCAGCGGGTCATCCGCTGCTGGCTCTATCTCCCACCCGTCAACAGCGTCGGCTAGCTGCTTCAGGGCGGCGCGAAAGTCGGGTTGGGTCATGGTCGGCGGTAGCGATGTAAGCAATGATCAAGCCAATCAAACTCTAGCCAATGTCACACCGGCTTCTTGCCCTTGGTATTTGCCATCACCGTAGGGGTTGTCGCAGGGCACCCCTTCGTAGAAGAGTACCTGGCAAATCCCTTCATCGGCGTAGATGCGGCAGTCGGCACCTGATGAATTGCTTATTTCTAGGGTTAGGTGGCCTTCCCAGCCAGCTTCGCCGGGGGTGAGGTTGACAATAACACCGCAGCGGGCGTAGGTGCTTTTGCCAATAAAAATTGCGGTAACATTGGGCGGGAGCTTGAGGCGTGGCCCAACTGCGCCAAGAGCATAAGTGTGGCCAGGAAGAATAAAATACGAACCTTGTTTATCGTGATTTAGTTTTGCTTGAATTAGGCAGCGATCGTCAAAGTTTTTGGGGTCTACGATTAAACCGGGAACGTGCCGAAAGATGCGAAAGTCTTTTGGTGAAAGAGTAAGATCGTAGCCGTAAGAGGAGCAACCGTAACTGATGACTGGACGCTGAGAGGTGCTATATAGATTACTTGCAGGCAAATCTAGTTCTTGCTCCGTAACTGAGCGAATTTTCCCCGGCTCAAACGGGCTGATCATGCCCTCGGCGGCGAGCTGGCGGATGCGCCAGTCGGGGATGGGGCCGGCGGGCCGTAGGTGGCGAATCTTCCCGTTCGTGCCGGGGATGAGAGTTTCGCGCTGATCATTTGGTGATGTCATGGGCGGCGAAGGCGTGCGAGCTTGCGGCGGTTGATGCGGGCGCGGGCGGCGGCCAGGCGCTTGCGTGGTGTGGCAGGGGCCTCTGGGCTGCAGAGGGCCTTGAAGCGTGCTGGCTCACCCTCGGGCGCAAGGCAGGCGATGCGGGGCGGCGGAGATTGCTGCGGCATTAACCCAAGGCAAAGGATGGTTGTTCTGTGGCTATCCTGACAGGGATTAGTTCATCCCGCACGCGGGTCATACAGCTCACATTCGGCTGCAAAGCCGGGGTTACTGGCTTTCGCCTCCGGCACCCCGTCCTTACAGGGATCCGTTCCCCCACGCCAGCGGCTGCAGTCGAAGCACGAGGGGCCAATCCTGGCACGCTGCCGCGGGATCTCTGGCCAGAGCCCGGCGTGCGTGTCGCCGCGGCGAACCGCGCACACCGCTTCATGGGAGCAGCCCAGCTGCTTGGCCAGGCTGCAGCTGCTCAGCGGCGACAGCAAGATCAGGCGCACCTCATCAGGGCTCAGCGGGCGGCGCTGCTTCTTCTTGGGTGGCGGCTGGCTGCGTTCGCCCTCCCAGATCGTCCACCGATACTCACAGCTGTGGCACCGATACCGGCGGCGACGGCGACCATCTCGATTCAGCCGAGTATCAGCTGTTCGGAAGCTGTGGCCGTGACACCTGGGGCATTCGGTTGGAGGGTTGGTCATGGATGCACCGCTCGCCCGGCCCTCGGCGTGTGGCACCCCACCCCGTCGAGCCAGTCGGCTATGGCGCTGCTGCCGTAGCGCTCTCGCAGTTGCCGGGCAATCTCGTGGGCGACGGCGGCGGAGTCGCGGCGGCAGTCACTGCAGATCGCCTCGACCGGGCATGGGCCACCGGTTGGGCAAGCGCCACGGCACACCGCCAAGGCCAGGCGGTCGGCAGGGGTGATGGTGGCCGGGGCCGGTCCATCGGTTCGCCATGGCAGCCCAGCTTGAGGCGCCGGGATCGGCCGCCTAGGGCCGTTCTGGTGGTCGGCGCCCTGCCATTCATCGCCGCGCTGGCGGACGTGGCGGGGCATGTCCGGGAAGCATTCAGGCATTGGGGGTCTCCAGCTCGTTGGCGATGCGCTCCAGGAGGTCCACCGCAGCGAGCACGCCCTCTGCAAACTTCGGGTGAGAAATGTCGCCGATCAGGTCTCCCGTTCGGCCTGAAGCGGCGCGGAGGGCGGCGGCGGCAATGGGGCGGGGAAAGTCCCGAGTGAACCATGTGTTGCGGGTCGCATCGTCAACCGCTTGCGTGGCGGGGGAAAGTGGGGTGGGCTTGGGGTTGGTCATTCTGCTTCAGTTTCAGTGGTGTAAGTAAATACAGCGTGGCGGGTGACTGTGTACTCCATGTGACACTCCCCGCAAGTTACTTCGGCTGTATCACATAGCTCAAAATTGTGGTTAATATCCCAGGGCTCTGTACTGACCGACTCGCAAATGGGGCAGACAGGGTTGGGATTGTCGCGGCAAGTAATCACGCCTCCACCTCCCCGGCCTGGGGCAACGGGATGGCGTTGTGGGGGAGGGAAACGATCGGCATACATTCAGAGCAGAAATCTTCAACTTCGTCGCGTGTAGCTAGAAACCAGTCCGAATTGCACAGTTCCTCCGAGGGCCTGCCCCACCAGCACCGACCCTCGGCATCACGCCACCCTTCCCGCTCCCATGGCCGCTCACTCACCGCCACCGGCACCACCGCCGGGGCTGGCGGGGCGGTGGGGCGCAAGGCTTCAATAGCAGCATCGGCAATCTCTGCCACGCGATCATCATCTTCGGCCACCAACATGAAATCATCGGGGCCCATTGTTCCGACTTGCCAGGCCTCCCATACGCGGGTGCAGTCGTATGCGCCGCCCAGCGCCTCAGTCACGGCTGCACGCACCGCTTTGCGCTGCTCATCATTGTCGCGACAAGCAATCACGCCTCCACCTCCCCGGCTTGGGGCAGCGGGATGGCGTTGGCGGGGGCCCACACCTTTCCACTTGATTCTTCGCTGGGCATAAGCATCCACATAGCGTATGAATCTTTTTCGTCAACTCCGGGCAGCTTGTATCCGTAACCCATCCAACAAAACCCATCTTCGTCACAATCCTCCGGCCCCGGCAGCCGCTCACTCACCGCCACCGGCACCACCGCCGGGGCGGGCTCGGAGGGCTGCTGCAGCAGGGTGGCGATGCGTGCGAGCCTCTCGTCGTACCGGGTAGCGATCCCCGTGGAATTGTCCCGCAGCATGGTCAGCCACACCACCAACTCCGCCACCTCCCCTACCTCCGGTGCTGCTTTCGGCTCCGGCGCTGGCGGGGTGACGGCGCGGCCCCAGCGGGCGAGGACAGCGCGGGCATCGGCAATCCGAGCAGCCCTGGCCTTGGCTCCGTCAAAATCGGGACAACCAAACGCCGATTCACTCTCCATTCGCGCTCTGTGCCGATCGGCCAAGAAGCTCGCAAGTTCCTGGTCACTCGGCCCCTCCCCCTCCGGCTGGGCCAGGGCGGCGTCAGCCTCGGCCAGCAACTCCTGGTGAAGGGCGACGCCATCGAGCTGCACGCGCAGCGCCGTGGTGAGGCGTTTGATCAGATCGGGGGTGCTCATGTTGCCTCCTTAATTGGAATACACAGCCAGTAGCGATGCTGTTCATTGATGCGTTGATACTCTAGGCCGATTTCCCAGGTAGTACGAGCCTCCATTATCGGAAAGTCAGTGCCGGGGAATCCATAGCAGGTAAACATGTCACCCTCAAATGATGCTGTGCCAAATGGCACAAGTTCGGGGTGCCGAGCGCGAATCACGGCCCAGACTTCGGGGCTGGTTTCGACTGTTCTGTAGTCTTTCATTTGGCTTCTGTGGTGGTTTGCTGTTCAACCCGCAGAGCCCAGCCCCACGGGTTGCGGCCGGCATCAATGCCACAGTGGAACACTGCGCAAAGCATTGAATAAAGCTCAATCTTGTCTGTAATGCTTAAATCAATATGATTAACTTTTCGGCTCTCCAGTTGGCGATCAAGCCACGGTTCAAAAGCTGCAAAGTCTCGCCAGTAATCATCAGCAGCATCACCCTTGCCCCATGGCATCACGGGCCAGCTGTGCCGCTCTGGCCATGTCTCGTCCCAGCCGCAGCGGCCAGGGCGAAAGCTGGTGTAGCTCTCGCCGGACCGCTGAAAGACACCGCCGCGATCGGAGTTTATCCACCAGAACCGGCCGATCCGGCCGCCGTAGCAGTTGATTTCAATCATGTCGGCACTCGTTTGTTAAACGAGCAAGAACC